CAAAAACTAAAATGCTCAATCGGAACTTTGTACATAACAACAAAGTAGTTTTAGACAGTGATCCAAGAAACCCTTTTACAATTAACGGAGTAACAACCACCTTTCCGGACTGCTATATTTGGATAGTTCAAGACCTAGCTGATTTGGTTTCTAAGTCAAACGGTCTTAAATTTACTGATTATTACAGTTACTGGACAAAAGAGCAATTAGACGAAGTTGTAACATGGAGAACCCCTACAGAGATTTAGAAGTTACTAATGAGTATATCATTCGTGAGTTCGACGAAAATATTGATCCAATAGAACTATTATGGCATCGAGATGATGAAGATAGAACCGTGGAGATACTTGGAGAAACAGATTGGCAAATACAGTTAGATAATAAGTTGCCATCTTCCTTAAATGAGTCTATATTTATAAAAAGACATGAGTGGCACCGAGTTATAAAAGGAACCGGAACTCTTAAGTTAAAAATACATAAGTCATGAAACAAGCTATAATTTGGATTATTGTCCTGGTTTTTGGTGGAGGGATTGTATACAGTCGCTTTTTTAAACCGACGGAGAAACTACCCGATGTTTCCATTTACGAAAGGAGAATCGATTCGCTAAACAACGAAATCAAAGCAAACAACATTAAAGTACAGCAATTAGACTCTATGGTCGATATCCAGAAGAGTAAAATTAATAAGCTAGAAAATAAGTTAAGTAAAACCGCAGCAGAAGCTGCTAGAGAACAAAAAGAACATGAAGAAGATCTTAAGCGTATTAGTGCTATGTCTAATAGCGATGTCGCCGCTCTATTCTCAGAAAGCTTCAAGTGATACCTGCTGTGTACCTTGTGCTACTCTGAAGAAAGCCTTAGTGGTTAAACAAGAGAGAATTTACTGCGGAACTCAATTAGGGTTTGCCCGTGATTCTATTCATAACCTACAGGAAATTATCTTATCTAAAGATACCATTATCTTGCATAGAGATAGTGCAATCGTTCTTTTTAAAGATAACGAAAAGAAATATAAAGAGGTTATTGACAATAAAGACTCAATCATAACAACTTACGGTAAAGAAATCGGTAAGCTGAAAGCAGCAAAGACTGGAGCTTATATAGTTACAGGATTAACTATCTTACTAACTATCTTCTTCGGCCTATGAGTCAACCAGATTTAAAAGCAGTTATAAGGCAGGAGTATGTAAAGTGCGTGGTAGATCCCGTACACTTTATGAAGAAATACTGCTACATTCAACATCCACTAAGGGGTAGAATCTTATTTCATTTATACCCTTTTCAGGAAAAAGTACTAACCCACTTCCAAGATAACCCGTATTCTATCATTTTAAAGTCAAGACAGTTAGGTATTTCGACTTTAGGAGCAGGATATGCACTATGGTTAATGCTTTTTCATAAGGATAAAAACGTTCTAACCCTTGCAACAACACAGGCAACTGCACGTAACTTGGTATCAAAAGTACAATTTATGTACGATAACTTACCTTCTTGGTTAAGAATCGATGCACAAGAGAAGAATAAACTAAGTTTACGGCTGTCAAACGGGTCAAAAATCACAGCTAAATCATCAAATTCAGATGCTGCTCGTTCAGAAGCTGTATCACTACTGTTGATCGACGAGGCGGCGTTCATTGATAACATTGCCGAAACATGGGCATCAGCTCAACAGACGTTAGCAACGGGTGGTGGTGCGATTGTACTATCAACTCCCTACGGAACTGGTAACTGGTTTCACCAAACCTGGGTTAGAGCTGAAGCAAAAGAGAATGAATTCCTACCAATTAAATTACCTTGGTATGTTCACCCGGAAAGAAACCAAGCCTGGAGAGATGCTCAAGATAATCTACTAGGAGATCCACGACTTGCAGCACAGGAGTGTGATTGTGACTTTGCTACTTCTGGAGATACTGTTTTCTACGGAGAGTATTTAGAGTTCTATCAACAGACTTACATGAAAGATCCCATGGAAAGACGGGGTGCTGATATGAATTTATGGATATGGGAGCCTGTTGACTACTCAAGAAGCTACATGGTAGTAGCGGACGTAGCAAGAGGTGATGGAAAAGACTATTCAACCTTTCATATCTTAGATATTGAAAACAACACTCAGATTGGAGAGTATAAAGGACAGTTAGGAACTAAGGAATTTGGTCATTTGCTAGTAGGTATAGCAACAGAATACAATCAAGCACTACTAGTAATTGAGAATGCATCGATAGGGTGGTCAACTATTCAGACCGTAATCGAGAGAGGTTATGATAACCTATATTATTCACCCAAGGGAGGTAACGTAACTGCCGATTCATACTTCGACCAATACGATCACAATTCGAATATGGTTGCAGGATTCTCTATGAATTCAAGAACTAGGCCTTTAGTAGTAGGTAAGTTCCAAGAATATGTTAATGAGAAAGCAGTTACTATTCAATCAAAACGTTTAATAGAGGAGATGAAAGTCTTTATTTGGAAGAATGGGAAAGCAGAAGCACAGGGTGGGTATAACGATGACTTAGTAATGGCTTTTGGTATCGCTATGTACATTAGGGATACTGCTTTGAAATTTAGACAGCAAGGATTAGACTTAACACGAAACGCCTTAAATAATATCACAGTAACTAAACCATCCTACCAAGGGGTATACCTACCTTCTCACGTAGCTAATCCCTATGAGATCGACAATGGTAAAGGAGGAAAAGAAGATATAAGCTGGATTTATTAACTATTTATACTTATATTAACACTACACAATGGCTGATACCAGTATATTTTCGAGATTACGTAGATTATTTTCTACAGATGTTATTATCCGGAACGTCGGTGGAGATCAGTTAAAAGTAGCTGATACTAACCAAATTCAGATGTCGGGAGAGTTAGAAAATAACTCTTTGATGGCTAGATACAATAGAATCTACACAACATCACCTACCTCTCTTTACGGATACCAATCTTCTTTTAACTACCAAACACTAAGAACCCAGTTATATTCTGAATATGATGCAATGGATACAGATGCAATTATTGCTTCTGCCCTTGATATCCTTTCAGAAGAATCTACTCTCAAGAACGATATGGGAGAAGTTCTCCACATCAGATCAAACGATGAGAATATTCAAAAAATTCTCTACAACTTATTCTACGATGTATTGAACGTTGAGTTTAACTTGAGTTGGTGGATTAGAAACATGTGTAAGTATGGAGACTTCTTTTTAAAATTAGAAGCTTCAGAAAAATACGGTGTTTATAATGTAATTCCTTTCGCTGCATTTAACATTGAAAGACAAGAGCATTATGATCCAGAAAATCCAACTGCTGTTAGATTTAGATACGATCCTGATGGACTAGCTGCTGATACTTATGGATATTTTAAGACTCCAAATCAGAATGATGCTAAGTCAATCTACTTTGATAACTACGAAGTAGCTCACTTCCGTCTACTAACAGATGTTAACTTCCTTCCATATGGCCGTTCATACATTGAACCTGCCCGTAAACTATTCAAGCAATATACCTTGATGGAAGATGCGATGTTAGTTCATAGAATTGTAAGAGCTCCTGAGAAGCGTATTTTCTATATGAACGTAGGCGGTATTCCTCCTGCAGAAGTAGAGAACTTTATGCAGAAGGCTATCTCTAAAATGAAGCGTACTCCTTATATTGACCAAACTACTGGTGAGTATAACTTAAAGTATAACATGCAAAACTTAATGGAGGATTTCTATATCCCCATGAGAGGTAATGACACATCAACTAAGATTGAGACTTTAGGAGGATTACAGTATGACGGTATCACAGACGTAAATTACCTAAGAGATAAGTTATTTGCTGCATTAAGAATCCCTAAAGCATTCCTTGGCTATGATGAAAAGCTACAAGGTAAAGCAACTCTTGCTGCCGAAGATATTCGCTTTGGTAGAACGGTTGAAAAAATCCAGAGGATTATGGTTTCTGAACTGTATAAGATTGCTTTTGTTCACTTATACATTCAGGGCTACAGAGACGAATCACTAACTAACTTCGAATTGTCATTAACAACTCCTTCTATCATTTACGATCAGGAAA